AAGGACCGCATCGAAGTCGACGTCTGGGCCTGGGGCCGCGGGCTGGAAAGCTGGCTCATCGATCATGTCGTCATCGAGGGCGGGCCCGGCGATCCGGCGTGCTGGCAGCAACTGACTGACCTGCTGGGGCGTACATGGGCGCATGCATCCGGCGAGCATCTGACCATCGCGCGGCTCGCGATCGACACCGGGTTCGAGACCAGCGCGGTCTATGGCTGGGCGCGGCAGGTCGGGTTCGCGCAGGTGGCGCCGGTGAAGGGGCTCGACGGCTTCAACCGTGCGAGCCCGGTGACAGGCCCGACCTATGTCGACGCGACCGTCGGCGGCAAGCGGCTGCGGCGCGGCGCGCGGCTGTGGAGCGTGGCGACCTCGACCTTCAAGGCCGAGACCTACCGCTTCCTGCGCCAGGACAGGCCGACGGCGGAAGAGATCGCCGCCGGTGCACCGTTTCCGCCGGGAACGATGCACTTGCCGGACTGGGCGGACAGCGAATGGCTCAAACAGCTGACTGCCGAGCAGCTGGTCACGGTGAAGGGCAAGCGCGGAATCTCGAAGCTCGAATGGCAGAAGCTGCGCGAGCGCAACGAGGCGCTGGACTGCCGGGTCTACGCGCGCGCCGCCGCCTGGATCGCGGGCGCCGACCGCTGGTCGGAGGCGCGCTGGCAGGACCTTGAGCGGCAACTGGCGGTGGCGACGTCCGCGGCGGACGGCGAGGCGCCGGCCCGGCCCGCGCCCCGCCCGGCACCGCGGCGGCTGACACGGCGGTCGAGTTACATGGGGTGATCGATGAGCACGGCGTCTGAATTGCGCGCCCGCCGCGACGCGCTGTCCGCGCAGCGGTCCTCGGGCGTGGCGCGGGTGAGCTATGACGGCAAGACGGTCGAGTATCGCAGCGTGGCCGAGATCGACCGGGCGATCGAGGCGCTGGACCGCGAGATCGCGGCGGCCGAGGGCCGGCGCATCGTGCGGCAGTTGCGCGTGACGACGACGAAGGGGCTGTGATTCTTGAGGTTGTTCGACCGGTTTCGCCGCTCCGACCGGGGCGGCCCGTCAGGCGCGCGCGCGCGCCTGGAGGGTGCGATGTCCCGGCGCCGGCTGCGGGGCTGGAACCCGCCGCTGGAAAACGTCAACGCGCTCGTGGCCTCGGGCGGGCCGAAGCTGCTGGCGCGGGCGCGCGAGCTGGTCGTGACCAACGGCTATGCGGCCAATGCCTGCGAGGCCTTCGCCGCCAACCTCGTGGGCGACGGCATCAAGCCCTCGTCGCTGATCGACGACGCGGAAGTGCGCGACCGCGTCCAGCGGCTCTGGCTCGCCTGGACCGACGAGGCCGATGCCGACGGGCTGACCGACTTCTACGGCCTGCAGGCCATGGTCGCACGGGAGATGTTCGTCGCCGGGGAATGCTTCGTCCGGCTCCGACCCCGTCGCGCCGAGGACGCAATGCTCGTGCCGCTGCAGCTGCAGCTCCTGCAGTCCGAGATGCTGCCCTTCGAGAAGACCGAGACGGCAGCGAACGGCAACCGCATCCGCTGCGGGATCGAGTTCGACGCTATCGGCCGACGGGTCGCCTATCACTTCCGCCGCACACATCCGGGCGACAGCACGGACCGGCGCGTGGCGGTGCCCGAGACCGTTCGCGTGCCGGCGGGGAACGTGCTGCACATCTATCGCCCGCTCGATGCCGGGCAAATCCGCGGCCTGCCGCATGTGGCGCCCGCGATGGTTCGGCTTTTCCTCCTCGACCAGTACGACGACGCCGAGCTCGACCGGAAGAAGACCGCGGCGATGTTCGCGGGCTTCATCACCAAGACGGCGCCGGAAGAGCCGATGATGGGCACGGAGGAGCCAGACCCCGACGGCGCGGCCATCGCCAGCCTCGAGCCCGGCACCCTGCAGGTGCTGCTGCCCGGCGAGGACGTGAAGTTCTCGAGCCCTGCCGATGTGGGCAGCAGCTACGAGGCGTTCCAGTACCGCACGCTGCTGGGCGTCTCGGCCTCGCTGGGGCTACCCTATCACCTGGTCACCGGGGACGTCCGGCAGGCCAACTATTCGAGCCTGCGGGCCGAGCTGGTGGAGTTCCGCCGGCGGGTGCAGCAGCTCCAGCACGGCGTCATCGCGCATCAGCTCTGCCGCCCGGTCTGGACGCGCTGGCTGGAGACCGCGCGGCTGGCCGGCCGGCTGGATCTGCCCGATCCGGTGGCAGCGCGCATGGTGCAGTGGATCCCGCCCCGTTGGGACTGGGTCGATCCATTGAAGGACATCCAGGCGCAGGTGCTGGCGATGGAGGCGGGCATCACCTCGCGGCGCAAGGTGGTCGAGGCCACCGGTTACGACGTCGAGGAAGTGGATCGCGAGAACGCGACGGACACGGCGCGCGCCGAGGGGCTGGGACTCCGCTACCGCACCAGCCCGGGCGAGACGCAGGGCGCCCGCGCGACCCCGGCGACGCGGCCCGATCCGGACGACGGAGCGGATGGCGACAGCCACGACGAAGCGGCACCCGACCGCGCGACCGAACAGGAGTGACATCATGAAGAACTGGTACACGATCCGCGCCCGCGATGGCGGCGCGGAAGTGCTGATCTATGACGAGATCGGCGCCTACGGCGTCAGCGCGAAGGGGTTCCTCGCCGAACTCGGCGCGCTGCCGGATGACGCGCCCATCGACCTGCGCCTCAACAGCCCCGGCGGGTCGGTCTTCGATGCCGTGGCCATCCACAACGCGCTGAGCCGCCATGCGGGCACGGTGACCGTCTGGATCGACGGCATCGCGGCCTCGGCGGCGAGCTACGTCGCCATTGCGGGCGACGCGATCATCATGCCCGAAAACGCCTTCCTGATGATCCACGATCCCTCCGGCCTCGTCATGGGCACGGCGGCAGACATGCGCGAGATGGCCGGGACGCTGGACAAGATCGCAGCCGGCATGACGCGCGGCTACGCGGCAAGGTCGGGCAAGCCGGAGGACGAGATTGCGGCGCTGATGGCTGCGGAGACCTGGTTCGATGCGGCCGAGGCGCTGGAGGTGGGCCTTGCTACGCGGCTGGCAGAACCGGTGCGCATCGCGGCGGCCTTCGACATCCGCCAGTTCCGCAACGCCCCGCCCGAACTTGTGGAGGGTGAGGCGGAACCGTCGCCCCAGTGGGGCGGCGTAAGTCCGCCGAACGAGCCGGTCGAGACCGCCGATCCGGAGAGCGCGGAGACGGGGCCGGACATCGTTCAAGACGCTGACGATGTCGCTTCGGCGCCCGATGCCGCAGCGCAGCCCGAGGCGCACGATCCGGACGGCACGGCGGCAGACGCCGCCACAGGTCCGGATCCCGCGTCCATCCGCGCCGAGGCCATCGCCCATGCGAGGGCTGTCGTCGATCTCTGCCGCCTCGCGGGCCAGCCGCAGATGGCCGGGCGCTTCCTCGAGGAGGACGCCAGCCTGGACGCGGTCCGCGCCGCGCTGCTGGACGTCCGCGCCGAGGCCGCGCCGGAAATCACGCCCCATCACCCGCAACCCGGCCGCAGCGCGGCGACCCGTCCGTGGGGCGACGTCATCGCCCGCACCTTCAAGCTGAAAGGATGATCCCATGACCACGCTGACAGAGGGCACGCATCCCGGCGGCTTCCTCGTCTGGGAAGCCCATCGCGACTACACCCGCGAGACGATCACCGTGGCGAGCGGCACGCTCGCCCCCGGCACCGTGCTGGGCCGGATCACCGCCTCGGGCAAATACGCCGCGCACGATCCGAATGCCACCGACGGGACGGAGACCGCGGTCGCCGTGCTCTGGGGCAAGGCGGATGCGAGCGGCGGCGATGCGCCGGCCGTTGCTGTGGTCCGTGGACCCGCCATCGTCAACCGCCACGACCTGATCTTCGCCGGTACGCCCAGCGATCCCGAGATCGCCGCGGCCCACACGGCGCTCCTCGACGCGGGCATCCTCGTCCGCTGACCGCGCACCCCACACCATCCCTGACCCGGAGGCATCAACATGGCCACCATGGACATCTTCGAAGGCGATGCCTTCACCATCGTCGAGCTCACACGCGCGCTCGAGAACATCCCCTACAAGCCCGCGATTCTGTCGGGCGCGAATCTCTTCGGCTCCCGCGGCGTGCGCGCGCGCACCGTCATGATCGAGAGCCGCGACGGCACGCTCTCGCTGATCCCGTTCTCGGAACGCGGCTCGGCCTTTGAGTCCCAGATCCCCGAGCGCCGCGAGATGCGCGCTTTCGTCTGCCGGCAGTTCAAGAAGCAGGACGTGCTCTGGGCCTCGGAAATCCAGTCCATCCGCGACTTCGGCTCGGAAACCGCCGTCCAGCAGGTGCAGGCCGAGGTCGCGCGCAAGCTCGGCCGGCTCCGCAACGACGCCGAGGCGACATTCGAGTTCCACCTCTTCAACGGCATCCAGGGCGTGGTGAAGGACCCGAAGGACGGCGCCACCGTGATCGACTACCATGCCGAGTTCGGCATCACGCCCGCGGCGGAGGTGGACTTCGATCTGGACAACACAAGCCCGGCCTCGGGTGCGCTGCGCAAGCGCTGCCAGGCGCTGATCGAGAGCGTCGAGGACAGCCTTGGCGGGCTGGCCGCCGGCCAGGTGCAGATCCGCGCCGAATGCGGCTCGGCCTTCTTCGCCGATCTCGTGGCCCACAAGGAGGTGCGCGAGACCTACCTCAATACCGCCGCGGCGGCCGATCTGCGCGGGCGCGTGGGCGAGGAGGTCAGCTTCGGCGGCATCACCTTCCGCCGCTATCGGGGTGGCCTCGGCTTCGGCGTGCCCACCGACAAGGCCTACTTCTACCCCGAGGGCGTCGAGGGTCTGTTCGAGATCTACTACGCGCCGGCCGACACCTTCGAGACGGTCAACACCGTGGGCCTGCCGCTCTACGCGCGCATGATCCCGGACCGTGACCGCGACGAATGGGTGCGGCTCGAGATCGAGAGCAACCCGCTGCCGATCTGCACCCGCCCGCAGGTGCTGCGCAGCGCACGGCGGACCTGATGACGGCCGCGGCCATGGCGCTCGACGCGCTCTTCGCGGATGACAACATCGCCCGCGAGGCCGTCTACACGCCCGAGGGTGGAGCACCCGTCCTC